ATTGGGTTCGGGATAATACCGTTAAAACACGAGTTCAAAAGGACATTGATGCGGCAGCCGCAGCGGCGAATTTGTAAACAAAACCAGCACAAATGAAAGGAAGGCAGCGAACATGAGTAAACAATACAAAGTAAATATGAATATTGATGTAAGTAAGGCAACGCCAAATGGCGGGTACATTAGAAGGCGAGTACCGACCGAAAAGGATCCAAAAAATCCGGATGCCGAATTTGACAAAGTTGGATTTAAGTTGCGAACAGGAGCGGAGGTATTTGCGTTTTTGTCCGAAGCTGCAATTAACGGAGCGAATCGAGAATGTGGATTTCAAGCGCTAAAAGGTTTTCGCCAAGTTATTAGAAATCTTAAAAAATCGGTTGCAACAGGTGACTTGATCGCTAATAGAAGTGATCTCGATGTGATTAAAAATTCGATCGATGGTAATACGGGATGGCCAAATACTGATGAAATGTTTGATGTGTTAGAGGTTATCACAAATGCTATTGCAAATGCGGAAATAATGCAACCTACAGCAGTTTAAGGAAATTATGGGCGGATATGATAAAGGAAATAAGGCGACCTCGCAGACTCCGGTTATTCCGGATGAAAAGAAAGTGCGTCGGTATGGTCAGGAAGTGGATCGACTTTTAAATGTGATCAAAGCCCATAACACTGAAATTGAATCATTACAATCTGAAAAGTCAGGCATTAAGAACGTCTTACAAGAAATTTATGATAAACATAAAGTTGAGGTCGCCAACCTTTATATTGAATTGAATCAAAAGAAAAACGCATTTGAAATGGAATGTCAAAGCCATAGGAAACGTATGCTTGATATTCAGATTAAACTTGATGAGCAAGCAACGGGGTTAGAAACTACCGCGATCAGTATTGAAGATGATAAAAAAAATGTGATTGAGCAAGAAAATGAATTGATTAAATTATCTAATGAAACAATTAGTCAACAGCAGATTACAGCAAACACAGAAGTATATTTAGATTCTTTAAGAGATTCTATCAAAGATCGAGAAGTTAAGATTAAGGAATTACAAGCCCATCTTCAAATTAAAATTGATAAACAAGCGGAATTGAATCAAAGAAATGAAAATTTATTAAAGGATCTCGATGTTAAGATTAAACAGCATGATGCGCGCGTTGATGAGATAGCTGCTCAAATTAAAGATTTGAACACCTGTATAGAGGAATACAAGCGAGTACAAGCGGATGCGGTTATTGCAAAAGAGAAAAAGGATCAATTTGAAAAAGAATTTGCGGAGAATCAAAAATATGCAGCGCAATTAAAAGAAACTGATGCAGTTGTTACTAATAGGGAACATCAAGTGTCGGTACGTGAAAAAGCAAATAGAGCGCTTTCTACAGATGTTCAAACTCGTTTAAAACTTGTTCAGGGATTAGAAGCAAAATATGGAGGGCAGCCGTGACCGAAGAAATTACAGCAGTAATTTTAATAGATTGGTTAAAGATTCAAGGAAAAAATAATACTCCGGTTGACGTAGCAAGTTTAACCGAAGGTAGAACAGTATCACTACCTATGACACAGGAATCAGCTTTTGGTTTATTGGTTCAATTTTCATCGCCCGGGCCAATTGAGGTTGCAGTTGCATTTGAACAAAGTAATGATCGACCGGCAATTGAACAATCGGTGGATTCTAATTTTGTTGTGCCGGAAAATGCCGGGACTTTAATTGAAAAGATTGAGGATTCATTTATACATTTTGTTGCATTTAACCCTGTTGTAACAAAATATTCAAGACTTTTATTAACCGGATCCGGAATTAATGATCCGGGCACACAATTAACGAGGGCCGAATTAACATACGTGAGGATTTAAAATGGGAAGCGGCGGATACGAAGGAGGCCCACAACAAATAGAGGTTCCGGGTGACGGCGAACCAATACCAGTTACCGTTTTAGGTGTATCTGAAACGACATTTTTAAAAACGGGTACCGGACTCTTAGTTCCGGATACGACTCCAACAACCGTTGTTAGCCAAGCATTTGTAGGAAGTAGTTTTGAGCATCTTGTTCTCATTCGTTTTAGCGGTACGGCTCGAGCCAAATGGACATTAGAAAAGAATGGAACAGAAATTGAAGAATATCGAACAGAACATAGAAATGGTAAGTGGAGTTGGATCGGTTCGGCTCATTTGTTAATTGCGCTTGATGTAATAACAGTTAAGGTAGAACACTTTCGTAGTGGGGCATTTGAAGATTTTAGAGCAACCATTTGGGGATACGCATAATGGGCGATACAGACATGGTACCATACGGCGGAAACTTGGCCGATCCGACAATTGAAGTCCATCGGTTGCTTATTGATGAACAAATTGCAGAAAAGAAATATCAGCTTGCTCGGGTTAAAGCTGATCTTGAAAAATTTCAAAATGGTACAATTAAGAAAATGAAGGCAGCAGAAATAATGTTGGAACGTGAAGTAGCAGCGTTAATAATGAAAAAAGATACTCTTGAGGGGTTTGGCAGCCATGAGGTAATCGACATAACAAACATAACCAAACAAGGAGGGCCAAATGGCTGACGGAGAAATCAAAACAGAAATATCACGTAATGAATCAGAAAACACAGCATCTAATGTAGTATTTATTCAGATTGCTGACAACGGTGGTAATGTTGCAACTATCACCGGAGGGGCGTTAGATGTTAACGCAACAGTTACATTAGAAACCGCATTTGTTGATAATTCAATTGAGTTTACTCTTGACACCAGTAAAGTCAATGCACAAGGTTTCATTGTTGAGGAAACCGCGGTACCGACCGTTACCGAAGGTAGAATCGGTTTAGCACGTATGACACCGGAACGTGTCATGCTTCAGGTTATTGTTGATGATGCGGATGATACCCGTCGATTGACAATTAATGCTGATGGATCAATTAATACTAATCCGGCGATTGTTTCAAGTGGGACAGAAGTAAATGATTTTGACACTGCTGCGTCGGTTGCGAAAGGGGCCACATCTAACCACGATTACACAGTTGTCAATACTACTTTCTTGTGTAAGAGGGTTGACTTCTCTGGTTCCGGCCGTATGAAAGTTGAAGTGCAATCAGGGCCGCTTGCTTCCCTAGTAACAAAAGCGGTAAGATTTACCCAAAGAGATACCGGCGGATCTGTTATATTTGATCCGGCGTTGCCTGTTCCGGTAACATCAACGGGGACGTTGCGTGTTATTAGGACTCAACGATCGATAGGTTCTTTGGATATTTTCTCAACAATCCAAGGTGAGGACATTTAATAATGGCAGATAAACCGGCAGCAGAAGAACCAAAGAAAAAAGAAGGCCAAACTAAGTTAAATTATGAGAAGGGTAATTTTGAATTTCTCAATCTTACCCTTCTCAATCAAATCTATCATAAGATAGCTAATATCGATGCAAACCTTGTTACGAATATCGAAGTTAACGAAGATATTCTTGTGGAGTTGAAAAAACTAAATAAGGAAAAGAAGGATGGCTGACGGGGATAGAACAGATAATGTAAGTATTGCTAATAGCGACAACAGCAAGATTGTTGATATTATCACGGATGGTTCTCTTGAACGATTTGCCGGAACCTCCATCTTGACTAACGCCGGTGGTGGCAAAATTGTAACTGTCACCACTGACGACGGTAAAGAAAGACTTGATGTTAGCGCTAAGATCGTTGGTGGAAGTTTTAGTTTAGGTATATTTATCCCGATGCTTAACTTTAGCACGGCCAATACGGCACTCAATACTTCGACCGACACATCTTTGCTTTCTATCACGGCCGCGGGTAAAATCGATTTTATAGGAATCGCCGGCAGTAATTCAAATTATGAGATCATACTTAAAGTCGATGGAACCGAGGTTTTCCGTCTACCAGCGACGACAATCGGTTCAACACTGGGATTAACTGGAGCAACAGGACTTCAACTTCCGATATGGATGGAAACAGCTAATAAGAATTTTCGGTATCATCCAAACGAAGCTGTTGATTTTTCGACCAGCTTTGAAGTTTTAGCTAAAGCAACAGGCACACCTACTGGAACAGTGAATTTTCTTATAAATCATAGGGAAACAACTTAATGGCAAATTTTGATAAAGATAGATTATTTAATGCTGAATCAATAAGGGATACTGTTCATCATATTTCTAATATTAGTAATTGTGAAGATTATCCTAAAAAATCTATCATTATACACAATGGTTTAAATCAAGACGTTACGATTAAACTTCAAGGTGATATAAATAAGGCCTTCGCAAAACCAATGAAATTAGAACCGAATAAAATAGTAACTGCTAATCAAGAGGACTACATGACATCCGACGATATTATTCCTTTCTTAAGAGTACGTGCAATTTGTACTGTTGCGCCAACGACAGGGGTTTTAGACGTTTGGATAGTAAAGTCAGGTTAATATGGGAACCCAAGATAAACAATTAGAAAATCAGCCAATAGATACGGATACAATTTCTCGGGAAAAAACTCGGGATGATCTCAACGCAAAAACCGATAAAGAACTTTTGATTTTAATTTTAATTGAATTGCGTCGATTAAACAGGAGCATCTAATGATAGCCGGTGTAACTTTAAATCATATTTTGTTTGGGTTTGCTATTGGCGGGACGCTTGTAGGTATTGGTGGTAGTATCCACGCTACCCAAACTAATACGGAATCTATTAAGATTCATGCTACGAAAATTAATGACAGTGAAAAAATTCAGATTAAACAGACCATCATTTTAAAAGGAGTCGTTGAAACCCAAACAGAGCAGAACAAAGTTTTAAAGAAGTTGCTCGAAAAATAAGGGGGTTCTGTGTCAACAGAAACTAAACATGGTTTATTTTGTGGTGATTTTCATTGTGGACATCTTGTAGGACTAACTAGCCCCGCTTGGCAGCGAAAAAAAATCCTTAATACAGTAACAAAACGTAATAAATTTTACATAATCGCTTCCGATCTTTGGAATAAATTTGTTGATATACTTGATCAACTTCCGGAAAAACTTGACTTTGTTGTTGTCAACGGTGATTGTGTTGAAGGCAAAGGAAAGAAATCAGGTGGTACGGAATTATTAACAACTTCAATGATCGAGCAATGCGACATGGCCGGGGATGTAATCAATAAAATACGCCTGTATTGTAAACCAGATTTTAAATTGATTATGACTTACGGCACAGCCTATCATGTTTCTAATGAAGGTGATGATTGTGAAAATATTATCGCTCGTGAAATGCAAGCTAATAAAATTGGCGCACATGAATGGATCAATGTTAATGGCGTTATATTTGATATAAAACATAAAATAGGCAATTCACAAGTACCGCACGGAAGATTTACGGCCCTTGCTAAAGCCGGATTATGGAATAAAATTTGGGCGTTAGATGAAAAATTACAACCAAACGCTGATGTTATAATCCGGTCACATGTTCATTCTTATAGATTTGCTGGAACAAGTAATCAGGTATGTATGTCGTTACCGGCCTTGCAAGGTATGGGATCCAAGTTTGGCTCCCGGGAATGTGAGGGAACCGTTGATTGGGGAATGATATATTTTAAGATTCCCCCTAATGGTAATTATACATGGGATGCTTATATTCATAAGATCCAATCACAAAAAGCAAAGGCATTTAAAATATGAGCGGAGGAATTAAAAAAGGTAAAGATATTAAACTTAGTGGATGGAAAACTTTAGTAGAAGTCTTTCAGCATCCCCGTATTAAACCAGAGGGATACTCAACAGCAGAAGAAATTGCTCAAAATCTTAAAATAAGTAGTACACTAATCCGATTTAAACTAAAAGCATTACGAGAAAATAATGAAATTAAATGCTTACAGATGAGGAATGAAAAGAATCAAATAATTTGGGTTTATAAGGATTAATTATGGATGAACCAAATTTAAGCGCATTAGATGAAAAACAAAAACAAGCCATTCTTGTTGATCAATTAAAAAATTGCTATGAAGGATTCGTTGGTGAATATGTATTAACTGATGTAAGTATCGTCGGTGCATTTGATATGTTTGTTGATAGTTTGAAAGCGCAATGGCGTATCGAAGCTGCCGAAGAAGATGGTGATCCAAATGACCGAAGGTGAAGAAAAAGAAAAAGGTAACTTAACTGTTACCTTAAACTATATAAAAATTGGACAAGCGATTAAAGCGGCGATACACTTTTTAAATAAGATTTTAGACATTTTAGAAATCGCTGCTATTAACAAAGGCGCTATGGAACGAGAACGAAGAAACGGAGATAGGAGAATGATAAGTCGTGGATAACACTTTAAAAATCCCCGCGATCGGGGCGTTTATCGGCGAAGATATAGCTGATATGCGGAATCGCCGGATGACCGGCTCGGCCGTGAAAACGACCGGAATAATAAAGGTATGTCTATGGATGCACTTATTAGCTTTGCGGCTATCGGCATGTGTTTTGTGCTTATCACATACTTTGATAATAGCCAAAGAAAACTTAATAGGGGCAGTAATTATAAAGGAGAAACATGATACTTAATTTTTTAACAGGAGCCGGTGTTAAGATCATCGCCGGAGCAATCTGGAAAATGATGGAGCAAGCGCGTGAAACGCGACTAAATGCAATGAACGCTCCAACAGATCGTATAGTCGCATTGCAAAGTGGCGTTGATAACGCTGATGAATGGACACGATGGACAAGGCGATTTATCGCCTTGGCTTTGATCGGTGTGTGGTGTTTTATGATTATATGGGTTGTTATATTAAACCCGAACACAAGTTATGACATTGTGATCGATAAACATCCATCAATTCTATTTCATTGGCTGTTCGGCGGGACGGATAAAACTGTCTTGGCTGTATCAGCGGGGTCTTTGCTTTGGGATTTCAAGTCGATGATTGAAATACTTGTGGGTTTTTATTTTACCAAATTCGGTAAATGATAGGGAATTTCGTTATTCTCAACCCTCTTTATCCAATTACAATTTGCACAAAGTATTTGGTATAAAGAGGGTTGGGCTTTTATTCTTAAATATTGTTTATGAGTGCAACTTCCTTTTAATTCTATTGTCCCACCACCGTAAATATGATCAATTTGTAATGCTCTTTTATCAGCAAATCCACACCTAACACAATTATCCCCCAATAATTCTAATGATTTGTTTCTATAAATACTACGATATTTGGTGGATGTATTTCCCCTATCTTTTGTATTCTGTCGATATTGCTTCCATTTATGTTTATTCCTTTGGAAGTAATCTCTCTTGTATTCTTTCATATTCATTTTTTAAGTCGAGGTTTGACCACTTTCCCAAATTCCTCAAATAAATCACTGTACGTGTAATATGCGTACTCGAGCAAACACAATGCGTCGGCGTGGTTATCATCTTTAATATCTACTCCTCGAAAAAGTGATTGTGCAGCGCGGATCATTGCTTCTTTATTTGCAGAGCCTTTTCCTGTGGCGTGTTTTTTGATGGTTCCAACGGGTACCCCTTTATAGGGTACAAGGTATTCTTGAGAGATCCCTTGTATAACAGCAATAATACCACCATAGATATGACCAGCATAAGTGCTACTATGTCGTTCCACTCGTTCATAGACAAGAAGATCAACACCGCTAATATTATTCCTAATGTGATTATACAATTCAACAAATCTCATCCCTCCGCTATCAAATTTATTAGGTTTTAAATTCCATACGCCGCTATGTTTGGCGTCAATCGCCCAGCCGCATTTAGTACCGGGATCAATTGCTAGGATTTTCATTTATTTTTTGTTCTATCGTCATAATAGTATCGTTATGATGTAGCCCATGAGCAACTATAAGAATTTCTATAATTTTAAATCCTCGTTTTTTACCAAATCCGTTACTGTTCCACCCAAAACTGATAGCTAACCCTCCCGTTTTCAATCTTAAAGACAGGGGATCCATAACTCGGGCGTAAAAGTTATACGAAGTATCTCTTTGTGTTGGTTTTACTCCTTGAGATTTGTAATGCTCACTTACTTGCCTATACGAATATGGTGGATCAAATAGAACACCATCTAATTCGTAAGGGAGGCTATTAGAAAATACCAAAGCGTCCCCACAAGTACCCGATTTTCTGTCCGGATTCATATCATTTCGGTATTGTGCTATCCTAGACGTTCCCGAATACGGATCTGCCCAATTATATCCAAAATTTGTTATATATTTGTCTAATACATTTGCTATAGGTTTAATTTGGAACGTCCACTTATTTGCTCTCGCAAAAACTCTATTCATTATCATTTCCTATACCTCTTTCCTCGCCAACCTTCCGCCGCAATCGGGCATCCCTTACCCCACGTTGGAATACTAGCCATAATATTTGTAAATTCATCCACCGTACCAAAATCTTCTCTGACCTCGGCGACAATTTCATCATGCACCGTAAGTATAATAGGATAGCCGGTGTCCTCAAGACAAAGCATCGCATCTGCCATGAAGTCACGGGCAACCGCTTGAGTAATGTTTTCGACCAATTTTCCGCCATAAGTAGATGTCCTTTCCCATTGCTTTGTCAAAGCATTAGTTGACATAAAAGTTAATGCGTCCTTCATTTCTCCCCACGGTGTTGCAACTGGTTGTATTCGTGGCTCCGGATAAGCAAGGCAACGCTTCGAGGGTAATTGACAATATAGAAAACCTTTGTGCATCCGCCAATTAACTTTCCCACACACAACCAGATCGCCAGTTTCAACAGCCCGCATAGCTGCTCGTTCTTGATCATACCACATCTGCTTAACAATCCGATACTGTTCCCTATATATGTTAATGACTCGTTGAGAAAATTCCTCGGATATATCCATATCCCACATAGCACACGTAGCCTGAAATTTAGCCGCTCCCATACCATATCCACACGCTAAAATGGCCGTCTTGCCTAGCTGACGCTCATTTTTATTGATCTCTTTCTTATTATAAATCTTTCGGGCCATATCCACGTATAAATCAGCCCCTTTATGAAATTTTTCAACCGTCACAGCGTCCCCAGCGAGCCATACCAGCACTCTAGCCTCAATCGATGCGTAATCTGCTACGATCAAATCATGGCCGGGGGCCGATATAATCATGCCTCGTATACATGATGAGATCGCCCCCATGACATCCGGATACATCATTTCAAAATAATCCAAGTTGCCAGTTTTTAAAACTTCAATGCACAAATTGGTATCATTTACGTTACCTTTTGGGAGGTTGTGCATCTGTACCAGTTTGCCGGCCCAGCGGCCAGTGGATGCGCCATGATATATTAGAGTATCGCGAATACGCCCGTCCGACATAGATGTTTTCATAGCGTGATATTTCTTGATACTCGTTTTACCTAACTGCTGCCTGATCTCCAACACCCGTCGGACATCATTAGGTAAATCTTGTTTTAAAAATTCAATTATATCAGATTTGGTATATCCGGGGATTTCATATCCTTTAGCCTTGATCCAATCCATAACCATCTTCCGTCGGGAAACCCTATCAATAGCACCATCGGTTACAGTCAACAATTCATCAGTTAAACGGCGGGAGTATTCTTCGCTTAAAGCGATGGCTGCATCAACGGCTGTCCCATCAATGTGAATACCCCGCCAGTTTATTTTTTGATCTAATTCCCAAATCTTTTGTTCTTGTGGAGGGATCTCCATGAGCATCCTATCAAGGCCGCGCTCGGCTTCAACGTCTTGTAAACAATAGTCGTATAGAGTTTCGTAATCGTCCGGGCTTTCGTGCCATTTGTCGGGGTTTGATTTGGTAGGTTTTCTCGGCTTGCATACTTTCAACATAACCCGTCGGCCATCTTCACTTTTTTGAATAGGAGCATTAATCGCTTTACAAACATTCGCTAATGCGCGTGGGAGTGCATGAGTGCAACTTTTGGCCATGGTATCACGCCATAGATTCATAGGAATTTCCGGCCAACCATATCTAGGTACCATAATATTATGCCAAATGCAAAATTCAAAAAAGGAATTATAAGCACTAAATATTTGTCCGTCTAAAATATATTTCCATAAATCGCCCGGAGGCGCTGTCATATCATTGAAAATTTGAGGTTCAAAATCGTTCTTATGGGCGTAGGCACAACATAAGATCTCGGTTGACGGGTGCTTACTATAAGTGTAAGCACCCGTGTCGTAGATATTACATTCTGAACGTGTTTCAAAGTCAAGATGGATCATTTGCTGCCTTTTTAAAAGGATTGGTAGGGATTTGCACCCTACATGGTACCTTTTACCTATTCCGATTGAATAGCCGCCCAATGATACCTTACGAATTGCGTCTACCTATTCCGCCACAATCCCTTATTAATTAACCAAAAATATCAGCCGGCGTTTTTTCTTCCCCGCCTTCTGCTACTTCATCCTGTGTGATCGGTGAAAAATCATCCTCTGCCTTTAACTTACCAGAGAAGGGTTCACCATCGCGTAACTTCTGTACATTGAGAAGGCCAAACGCAACGCCACGATTTCCCTTGATGTCATAGGCGTATGCTCGCACCGTAGCACGCGCAAAACATCCTCCATAAAACTCTGATTGATCGATGATCGCCTGTAAACTACCGTCAACGAGGCCCGGGCGCTGCTTACTCTTACTGTTAATGAATATTTTCCCAGCAAGTTCTTCCCTTTGATTGTCGGCTGTGTCATTGTATTCGTCCCCATCCCTAAACGGATTTCTTAATTTTTCGGGAATTTTATCCCCCCATTTTTCTTTAGCACAAGCCGCTGCCATCTTTTTAAGAGGCGCTAAATCAGCGGTCTTGTCAAAGATCATTTGAATACTAAACTCATCTTTACCCGAAAGAGAATTTAGTTTTGCTTCAAATAGGTTTGGGAAACTTGCTCGAAACTCTGGTGTGGTTACTTTTACTTTGTCCATCGGTTACTCCTTTTTTATCGATTATTATTTGTTTAGCGTTTTCGTTTTCGACTTAACTTTTCTTGCAATTCTTTATTCTCTCGATTTGAAGAAACTAGCCTCTCATAATAATCATCAGACCGTTTTTTATTGTCATTTCTTTCGCTTTGAAGGCGATCAATTGTGCGGTCTAATAATCTTATACTTTCAGCATTATGCCGAAGCCAAGAAATTATTAGAATTGGAATTAAAATAATACATATTAAACAGATAATCGGTATCATTAATCCCAAAAATCCAAATACGAATTTGCAAGTTTCTTCAAACATAAACAAAAATGATTCTTGCATTACATTACCTCCTTCCTATGAAAAATCCTCAATAGCTGATGCTTTAACCGGTTCCCTACTATCATCCTCGGGAACCAGTACGGAACCAGCCTCGGGCTTATAGCAAAGATCATCGATTTCCTTTTTATCTGCGATCTTTTCTAATTGCCCCAATGGTTTTAACTTCTTAACAAACACCTCATCGCCGTAAAGCATATCCAATTGCGTTTCAGCGATCTCTACATCCTTAAACTTTCGATTGCTGCGCTTCTTAACAAGTTTGTAACCGGGAATATGCTGCCCGCTTTCAGCCAGCGCTTGCGCGTGGCCGGTAACTTGTTTCAACCAATCGTCAATAAAGGGTACAAATTTGAGGATCTTTCCTAATGTTTTTGGATCCATCCGCGTTGCATCAGGTAAGGTAGTAGCCGATGATTTTCCAAAATCGACCATGGCAACCTCTTGAACCTTCTTTAATGCTGCATCGCATTGACTAATAGCCGGGCAAAACTTACACCAATCACCAGCAACACGCTTGGCGTCATTAGCGAAAGTTTTCATTGCCTTGGCTTTTAATTGAATACCAAAATTACTCAAATCATTTGGCGAAATTATCCACCGTCGGCATGCCCCATCCTTATGCGGCGCCCGTGGTTGATAAATAATTAATTCAATTTCCTTGACATCCCCGATCTGTGCGCCTCCCAATCCATAATACATTGCCTGTTTATTTTCTTTAACTTCAACGGACACTCCGGCCCCGTATTTAAGATCATAAACTTTTAACAATACAAAAGGGATATATAACATTGCGTCACAAGTACCGAACATATTTTTATGAATCCATTTTAAGTTAAATTTATGTTCGATTTTAAGAAGGTCTTTAATCGCTACTGCATCGGTAAGGTATGGCTTTAAATCGGCATAGATCATATTGATATAATTCAATACATGCTCTGCCATATCCTCTGTCACAACCCAACCATTTTCCATTTCCTCATCAATAAGCTGATGTGGACTCATAGTGGATACAGCTTCGTCCATCCATGTTTCCATACAGCGCTGCGCTACTTCATGGGCTGCCGTACCTTCGCGGGCATACTCCGAGGTTTCTTGCGGAGGACATTTTGCTATTAATGCAACTGATCCGGCGCAATTCCACCATCGATGGCACGTACTCGCCCCAATATTGGAATGTATCATTATTTCCATGATTTAACTTTCTTTATAATGGCGTCGTAATCTTTTTCTTTAAGATCACCAATTTTACTTGCGCCGTAACCCTCGATTAACTCTTTAAGTTTAGCGGTACCTTCTTCGCTCCCTTTGCGGCCAACATATTCCTGAAATACGGAACGCAACTCATCTTCGGTTGCCCCGTCGGCGGCTGGCGGAGTATCTTCCTCTTTTTTCTTACCACCTTTTTTGCTAGCACCTTTTTTACCAGCGGGCGGTGTTGTTTTTTCCGGTGCTGTTGTTGCTTCGTTATCCATACTTTCAGCCACATTTGCAATACGTTCAAATGCGTCTGCAATTCGTTCAAGCGCTTTCTCGATCGACATACTTTACCCCTTTCATTTACCAAGTAAAAGGCTTTGAAATGCTTTCAAAGCTATTTTAAAAGCCTCTTTCAAAGACTTGTCAAGATTGCCATTATCAGCAATGTTCTCTGACCATTGGTATTTTTTATTATTAATAATTATGAAAACTTTAACTTTCATTTAATATTTCCGAAAATTGTTCTTCCTAATTTATGTTCACAAACAAAATTAGTTATTGAAAATTTCATTTTCGCTGACACTATATACCTTGATAATGATCCACATACTAAACATCGTATCCGAATCACATCATTAATCGTTTTAAGTTGTTTCCATGTTTTTTTCATGTGTAATCTACTCTTATATCTGCCTTTTTAAATGATTTTAATAAACTATCCGCTGACTTCTTTGCGTTTGCCCGCGAATTATAACTATGATTAAAAATATGGCCATTAGCTGAACGTAATCCAATGCGCCACGTTTTATCAACCGCCTGAACCAAATACATAACAAATCTATGTCTTGCCATTTTCTTCTCCTTCCTTGGGATTAGTTTAATCGTCAAATATATCAATATCTAATTTAAGACCACATTCATTTGACGCATTGGTGAGTGCTTCCGTTAATTCGTCTGGAACATTCCTGTCAACTTCTTGGCACAGCTTGATAAAGTTAATTAGGCTTTGTTCTAATTCGCTTTTATCTGGAAAAAACTGTTCTTCTTTATTCATTTTTCTCCCCCTTCCCATTTAGATATTTTTCAACATCAATTAACTTTCTAAAAAATTTACCCCCATTACGTTCAACCATTTTCCCAACAGCATATAGGGATCTCGTTTGCCCCATAGTAAAATGCCTGTCCTCATCACATAGGATATAACAAAAGACTGTTTTATCCGGTCGTTTAATGCTATCCTCAACCGCCTCGGCAATCGAATACACTCCGGTCATTTTAGGGGAGATCACATATAAGAGAAGGTCACATTCAGCACGTTGTATAACTTCTTGGGCCTGACACGCTGCCGTCCAATCCTCTACCACCGGATTAAAGTAATCAATTTTAAGATTTTCGATTAGATGATCTCTCCATCTGCTATCTTTGGTACCACCTAGAAATACTTTCATTTTAAACTCCTTATAAAAATTTACCTTGACTTAATTCATCAACATATTTTGCTTTAGTTCGACCAAAAGCACCACATGATCTACATTGAATAGAAGAATAGTCTGACGTGGTACAATGATACCCATTAAAAGCGGAATAATTACATCTAAAGTCAATAACAAACCAATTACGTTTTTTAACGGGCTTTTTTCTTTCTTCACAATGACAGTGGAAAGACGCACTCATTCTAATATCCTTTTTATATTCCTAGCTTTATAAATCGCCGATCCCATCATGGTTTCGTCTAACGATCCCTTAACAATTAAAAATTGAGCAACTACAGTATCCTTTTGCCCTATGCGGTGTAATCTATCAACCGCCTGTGCGATCTTCCCCGGTACCCAATCATATTCAACGAAAATAACATGGCTGGCCACTTGCAGATTCAACCCAATACCGGCCGCTTCTATGTTCCCTATAAACATGCGGCAGTATGGATTCATTTTAAAGGTTTGTTCTGCGTTGTATTTTTTCTGCGATGTCATGCCACCTCGCACGCACACGGGCAGCATATTTCGATATTTAGACAAAAGCAAATCAATAACATTGCGATGATACGCAAACACAACGATCTTTTGTTGACACCGTAAGGCTTCATCAATATGCTCATAACATTGCTCCAATTTCGCTAGGCCTATGCCCTGACGGATCTCGGCCATGGCCCCGAGATCCGCATTTTCTTCGTACCGTTTTTTAACATCGCTTGGCATTTTAGATTCAGCATCAAGCCATTTAACAATTTCTCCCTTGGGAGTAAGCGGAATGATTTGAAGAATTTTATCAGGCAATTCCGGTAAGACATCTTTTTTCATCCTTCTTAACATGAACGGTTTAAGTCGAGTATTAAGATCATCAAGATGAGAAGCGCCACGAGTATTAAATCCGTATTGGTCGTGGAAAGCGCCACAAAATCTGTAAGCAAATTTAGGCCAACTGTCGTAAGGTTTGATACATTCATGTGCTAACACTTTTAAAATGGCGTATAATTCCATCGGTCGGTTTAGGACGGGCGTACCAGTTAGAAGCCATTTATACTTACCCTTTCGGATCAGCCCTTTGGAATTGAGCATGGCCTTGGTACGCGCCGTCCCCATTGTTTTTAAATAATGAGCCTCGTCACAAATAATAGCGTCATAAGTGCGATCGCGAAGCTGATAATAAATATTGCTGTGTGAAATAATATCGTAATTAACCACGATAATATTCGCATCCTTCGGGATAATAGCGGAACGCTTTTGCGTGACATAAACTTTTAGATCTCCTTTCAGCCACAAGTCTAATTCATCTTGCCAGTTGAGTTTTATAGAAGCCGGGCATACGATCAGTACGCTATTGGCGTATATCTCGTTCAGCGCACAGATAGCTTGGATAGTTTTACCTAATCCCATTTCATCTGCCAAAAGAGCGTGCTTATTTGCTTTTAAAAACGCTGTCCCCGTCTGCTGGAAGGGTTTCAACTTCAACCCAAGTTCTTCTTTCTTTGTCAAAGACAAAATCTATAACCTCCACTATGCAAAAATCCATTAATTTTTTATTTTTTGGATTTGGCCGCCGCAATAACGCATCGCGATCTTTTTTAACAAGTGTAACTTCCCATTCAAGCTGTCCAATGATTACCTTATCTTTAGGCTTCATCATGGTGCCAGCTTTGATTAAATTCTGTGCAAGTATTAATGGATCCGTTACTCCGATTGCTACTTTACAGCGGTAACAAACAAATATCGCCCCCTTCTTACCCGCCCTGAACATCATCATTTTGTTGCATATCGGGCAATCGGGATCCTTCTCCTGTTGGCCTATCATGTGTATCATCTTCGTCAACCTCTATTACTTTCCATTCCTTAATTTGATCTTTCAGTAGAAATCTAGTTTCCCCATTTATAAATATTATTTTTAAATACGCACCTTGAACATTAACACGTGTAATTAAAACATCGATCGGTTTTTGTTTAGGATCTGTAGGAACAAGTAATAATTTTTTTATCTTCATAATTCCTTTGATTTAATAAATAATTTTCCTCCGGTAAAAGGCACCGGTTTAAATCGATTTATTTCATCTATAGCCTGTTCAAACTGCGCTTTAAAATCCACATTAGTAACACATATCGGCGGATTGATTTGTTTGTCAAACATGCGCTGGTAGTGACCTAGTTGATTTTTTAAACTTTTTATTTCCATTAACATAGATTGTGTATTGCTCATGGTTTAATCTCCTCTTTGTAGACTATTTTTTTTCCAAGACTTTCTGAATAATCAATTTCAATCCGTGTTTGATTGCCAATATATCCATCCTTATTAAAAATAAAAATCTCATCGGCCATTTCAATTTTCCTAAAATGTAATTCATCAAGGATGCCAGCGACACCCTCAAATTCTGCCTGATGGCTTGGCTGAACATTAAAATAATTAGCCGGTAGAAGATGCAACCCGATTGCCATAATGCCTTGTTTCTCTAACTCCCATTTATATACTGAAATCTCTTTGCAAAATTTTGTTGAACCACAAATACATACTATTTTTACATCCTTTGTTTTTATCTTTTTCATTTCTAATTCCTCCTTCTGCGGATTATCCGCAAACCACATTAAAAAAATAAGACAGCAGCTTGCGTGTGCCAAGTGACTTAAACCTGATTCAGAGTCGATCTTCTCCCCATTTCTCCACGCATCCATGTGACGCATAAGGGCTGCGTAATATCTTTTTTCCGCTTGATCAACTTTCTTCCAACTCTCCTCGCTATATTTTTTAAGGCCAAAAGTCAATACATTTACGATTTTTGCTACTTGCCCTAATGGCAACAGATCCCATCGGGGTTTACCTCCGTCATACTTATTAGTCTGATCCACTATTTTTTCCTCTTGCTAGTCTTAATAGCCTTCTCTTGTGCCAACGCCCTACCCAATGTAGGATGCGTACCTAAAACTTTCCCGGTTTTTTTTGATACTAATTGAAATTGACCATTGACTTCTCTTATCATAGAATCCTCCTAATCAAGTGAACAAATAAAATTAAATAAACATACCATCGGCGGCCAAAAGACAAAGACGAATAATATAACAACCCATGCCACCCACAACGCACATACTGTGCCTAAAAATATTTTTTCATAAAGTGAATCAGGCATACATTATTCCTTTTCAATTATATATTTAATGCCACGGTTCACTAGGTTGACGATGAGGCGGCAAACTTCTATTCATGCCGCCTTTTCTAGTATAGAATTTTGGTTCGTATTTCTTTTTAGATGTTTTTTTTATTTCAGGCTTATCAGATAACACATCTAGTTGAACATCATCAACCCATATACTAACTGGTTTTCCGTTTAATAGTTTTTCTGACATTACTTCTATTGAAATACACCCATACAGATAGTCGCATCTTGCGATCGCTATACCGGTAAATCCTGTAATTTTATCTCTAACTTTATCGCCAAGTTTCATTACGCCATCCTTTCATTAACCAAAACCCCAATCTTTGAACAATATTATAACAAGTTAAACATGCTGCTGGATTGTAGTTTTCTCCATGCACGGGACATTTCATAACAACCCTTCCTTCTTCAACCATATAAGCATTTTGGCTAGTGCATCACAAAGTTTTGTTTCCTGAAACCATTTATGAGTATCTTGCCACTGTCTATGTTCACAAGAAGTTGGGAGTATACCACCAACCCAACCCTTATATCTAACATCATAAGCGGAATTATCTTTTATAGGCGCCATACTTAACCAGTAATCGGCTCTTTCTAATCTTAGTCTTGCGGGCAACCTCTCCAATAGCATATCCGTGGTTAGGGCGGGGTAGATGTATTCTTGATTCCATTTATCAGCAAACTCTTTATCTGATATATTTCCCCATGGAATCATTCCATGAGATTGACATGGGTAAATATGCCATAACTCACTATCGGGAAACTCATCTTTAAGTTGTTTAGAATATTCTATGTCTGCGTATATCATAACCCAATCCCCAAATCTTCCGGTCGTCGCCACCCTTTAACCGTCTTATTATTTTGTTTAGAGTAAAATGTTCCACGCGTCCACCCGAGATCCCTCAACACTGTTGAAATCCTCATCGCCTTAAAGCGATCAAAAGATTTACTATCGCCACTCAAACATTGCTCCCATACTTCTTGAGTTATTAAAACTTGTGCATCTTTTAGAAGATCATCACTCTCTAACATCAAACCTATTTTATCGAACCATGGATCTCTTGCCCGCCGTTCATCTGCCGCCTTTACAGCCTGTATATGGACAGATTTATCCGTGATGTGGATCGATTCACCATTTTTATATCTAACGACCGACTCGGCCCACATCTGATCACGGATCTCTCGGACAGCATCAAATCTAATACTCCCACATAACACCGGCCAAAAGCGACGATTGCCGGTACTATCTTTAAGGTAGGTATGATCCCCCTCCGGGTTGATCGTGCCAAGGAGAACACATTGTCTTGGAAAATCCTGTGTGAATTTCCCATAAGCTAGACGTACACGATCAACCGTTCGGGAGATAAATGCTTTAAGTGCGTTTGTTTCGGCACGCCTCGTACATTCCATTTCAGAAACTTCTAATATCCATTTGCCCCTCATTGCGTCTACTGTATCTTTATTATGCGGATCTATTGCAATATCTCCGAACCAATGGCCACCTAATATTTCACACACCGTTGACTTCCCTATGCCCTGATCTCCCTCTAATACGAGCATGTGGTCAAATTTTATTCCGGGCTTATATATCCGCGCCACCGCACCTAATAAAAATTTACTACCAAATATTCTGTGCAGATCAATATCCTCCGCGCCGCAAAAGTCCACAAGCCAGCTGTCTATACGCTTAACACCATCCCATTTAAGCGATTCGAGATAATCCCTCACCGGATGAAATCGAATGTATTTAGCAGCCACAATTACGGCGCGGGAAATCATGTGTGAATTAAACTGAATCCCTTGTTTATTATTTAGGAAAAATTCTAATTGGATTGTATCGTTATCACTCCATGCCGCCACTTGATCTGTATTAGTATGCCACGGAGCCTTCTTTAAAAATTCGACAGCATTAGTAAATTCATTATAGCCAATACATTTATGCAGAGCATTGTCAACCAACAAGAAATAATTAACAATGTTTTGAATTGTTTTAAGCATGCCGCCTTGTTTATCTTGGTTCCATTTAATGTCATTTTGATCCACCGTTACCTTGCTAAAATCGATTTTTGGGTTATACTTACCAACGACATCCCTATTGTAGTTGTAAGCGTTCTTTACTTTGATTTCTAATTCATGTGGTTGCCACGGTGGGGAACATCGCGGATTGTAATGCTCCAACATAAGGTCAGCTACGGTGCGAGCGGTCAAGCCGTAATCTCGTCCCCGACAAGCGATCTTAAATGTCTGTACGTCCCCTCCGTGGCCTTGTATGGCCGGATCGGCCTTATCTAAAAATTCTTTGTACCTATCTACTGCTTGCTTATCATCCTCTGGTTCGTCCATCCCGTCGGCTTTTAAATCGATTGGCTTACTCTTAATCAATTCAATCAAATCAGCCGGCGCCTCTGCTGCATAATTAGCCAAGCCTTGCAGCCCAATATATGCCTTATGCGTATCAGGATGAATAGCGCCCGCGCCAACTATGTAGCAACCTTTAGATAGGAAGTCAATGCCCGCATACTGCCGCACAGATTTACGAATCTTAATTTCCGCTGGCTTTTTTAGATAAATATGGAAGCCCCCCGCTCCGGTCTGCACCACAAATGTCCGGCCTATGCCTTTAAGGTTATATTTATCCCGCAATTCCTTCCAAGAATCACGCCCGGCCGGATAGTTGCGGGGATCGCAATCAATAATCAAATCTGTTTTTTGTTAGGGATATACCATAATTGCCGGAGAAGGAGTCCGGGCTTATGAAGGGATCATACGCGGTCTTTTGCCACTCTTTGCGGATCGGAATCTTGCCGGCTAATGGAAATAACGTATAGCCGGCGTTTACATATTCCTTAATATAATCCGCTTTGGATTTATTAGAGGTCGAACTTTTCACCATTGTCGTTTTTATACTTTAGGACGTTTTCTAATTCTTTTTTTTCAATCATCCACTTACGTCCATTAGGTAAACGCATGGCCTTGATTGTCCCGTTCTTGACAAAGCGATTAATACTCACGACGGAGTATTGTGTCAACTCGGCGACTTGCTTAATCGTTAATAACTGTTCCATGGTTGGTTCCTTGGTTGGATTGGTAAGTATGCTCACTACATTACATTAGTCAGCATTACTTGTCAATCATTTTTATAATTTAATTTATAGGTTTATCTAAAATTGCCCTCCGCTCTTGCGCGGTAATTTCAATTACATTAATAATTTTAGTAAAAATTCTCCAATCCTGTCTACAAATAAATTCCACAGGGGTTTCCTTTGTAATACGTTGATCGATACGTTGCTCATCTGTAAGTGATCCATACGCATAAACTATTATTCGATATTCACTCATACTTCCCTCCCCTCATTTTCAAGTTCTAAACACAATTGAGTTATTTGCTGCCGTTCTGCGCTGCATAATGACGATTTTTTGGATTTGATCAATTCCCATTCATCCTCTAAACTCTTATTAAGGAAAGGAAACAAAACCGTGATGATTTCTTGACTATATCTCATGTTATTTTCCATATAAAACATACTACGATTAAAAAGAACGCAATAGCGCCGCACCACGCCACGATCCGCCCAGCCTCTTGCTGTTTTCGGTACAACGCGGCGTAAACTTTAATACCGGCGCGCTTTAATTCCATGAAACCTTCGTTTATTTTCATATTTTCAACTCCCGACAATGGCATAGTTGACTAAAATCCCCGACTTGTCGGCCATACCATCGGCGGCCTTCAAATGTAAAATAGGCAAACCGTTGTACTCCGGCCATATTGTGTCGGCCTTCTGTTACACTTGCCCTGATACGCAATGATCCGGGCCAGTTAGTTATTTCATTACCCGAAAGGTATAACACAATTTTTTTTATCCTTCCGCATAGTTTTTCTGTCATACTCTGCACAACAGGCGTAACAAGATTTTTTCCCCTTATCATTTGTTCCGTACCCTGTACTTATATCATCTTTTTTAACTTTTAATTCGTGTCCGCAATCTAGTTTCATTTTATAACCTCCGCTTTTTTAATGGCGTTATACCAAATTGATTTCTCGGCGTACCCAACAATTTCATCCATAATTTCGTAGGAGGAACCCTGATCTGCGACTTTCCATTTCTCTATTAAAGCAATCAATTCTTCTGCGACTTTGCATCCTTCAAGCAATTCCGGGGCCGCTGCTATTAACCGCGCATTAGCTTTATTTTTTTTGTTGATCTTCTAATTCGTCAAACCTACACACTAATTCCGAATTAATAACCTCTACATCATTTTCTTCAATAACACGAAATACATGCCATTGCTTCTTAATCCCATCAACCATTAACCCCCCACTGTGCCTCCCATGGCCCTTTGGTATGTTTCATTTCTGCCCCTTTCGGTATTGTTTAAGTGCTTTCCTCATTATTTCTGGATCAACACTATCAACAGTCAAATCCAATACCGCCAATGCGTCGGCGGGATCGCCAGTTATACAATACTCGTGATTCCATAGTTCATAAACTATCGCATCAACCAGTATTTTAGTATTTTTCCGCAACTCTTTGCGCTCTATTCCATGGCGCTTCATCAGTGAAACAAAATCCTTGGCCTGATCTTTACGCACGAAGCCACCAGCACCAATGCTCATAATTTCGCTTTTTTCTGCTTTAACTTTCGCCAATCCTTCATCCAATTGGGCATTACTAAAAGCAAAGAATAAACCATCAAACGCGCTTAATTCTTCGCTATGCCTTGTTTTTTGCCCCTGATACGATTCTAATGTTGTTGTTGTTGTCATTTTTTCCCCTTCTCTATATAGCCGCCGCCGTAAGGTGTCCCGGCATTATTTTTCGACAAGCGGCGGCCTATTGTTATTAATACCTTCCTGTTAATTTAACCTTTTCGGCCTCTGATATACAAGCGCTCAACTTTTCTCCGGCCTCTCGAATGTGGTCAGCGGTTGTCAAAATGTTCATGGTTTCCACTGGTTTCATCCGGTTTAATTTAACAATCTGATACGCTAAAACTTCGATTGCTTCGTTTATTGCCTCTTGTTTTTTCCATGTTTTTCCCTCCTTTCTACCCTATCATAACCTATCACAAAACGGGTGTTTTTGGTGTTTCAAATCT